CAGCAGTAGAGAGTGCACGAGGCACATTAGTAATCTTTCCATCTAATTTGTATCATGAAGTCACACCCGTAACAGAAGGAACAAGGTACTCCTTAGTACAATGGTTTAAAGGATATGAAAGCAGTCCTGTCGAATAGAATATACTTAGATGTTTTGCCTCGTACAAAGGACAAAATAGACAGGGAGCTTACTTATGCTATCCCTTCATTTAAGTATGGAGACCCGCCACAGATGATAAAGAATATGTCTTTAATCAAAGGCGACTTAGTATCTATTCCAAGTGGTAGAATGGATTTAATTCCAGAAGACCACGAGATAGTTGACAAACGAATCTTAAAACCTGTAAAATTTCCTCCGTTTATATTCGAGTTACGACCAAGCCAGCAGTCAGTTTATGATGAAGTAAATGATAGTGCTATAATTAACGCTTGGGTCAGCTGGGGAAAGACTTTTACAGGTCTTGCAATAGCTGGTAAACTTGGACAAAAGACTCTTGTTGTAACGCACACATTAGCACTAAGAAAACAATGGGAAGAAGAAGTAAAGAAAGTTTTTGGATTTACACCTGGAATTATAGGTAGTGGTAAATTTGATGTATCCACACCTGTAGTAATAGGTAATATACAGAGTTTATACAGAAGAATTGAAGAAATTAGACAAGAGTTTGGCACAGTAATTTTAGACGAGATGCACCATGTCAGTAGTCCAACTTTTACTAGGATTATAGATAAATCTTGTGCTAGATATAAGATAGGCCTTACAGGTACTTTGCAAAGAAAAGATGGTAAACATGTAGTGTTTAGAGATTACTTTGGAGATAATGTTTTGAAACCACCAAAGGAAAATTTTATGACCCCAAAAATTGATGTCCTAAAACTTCCAATACGCTTCATGGACGGAAACTCTATCCCTTGGGCCAATAGAATAAATGAGTTGGCATACAACCCAGAGTATCAAAATTCTATAGCCATGACTGCAAGTGCATATGCTGCGCGCGGTCATAAAGTATTAGTGGTTAGTGATAGAGTAGACTTTTTAAAAATGTGTACGAAAATGACAGGGGATAATGCAGTTTGTGTGACAGGAGACATACCACACGACCAAAGACCCGATATAATTAATCAGATATTTGAAGACAAAAACATACTGTATGGGACTCAAAGTATTTTCTCAGAAGGCATTTCTTTAGATATTCTTAGCTGCTTAATTCTTGGCACACCCGTAAATAACGAGCCTCTACTTACTCAGCTGATTGGAAGAATAATTAGACGCTATGAAGATAAAAAACAACCTACAGTAGTTGATATTAATCTTGTGGGTAAAACTGCGAGTCGTCAAGCTAATGCTCGACTTGGCTACTATATTAAACAGGGATATGAGATATCTACCCTGTAGTAACCTCCGAAAAATATTACTTGACAAAGTCGTCAAATTTTGTTATAATATAACATTATGATAAAATATGATATGGAAAAAATAATGAGAGCAAGTGATGGTGACCCCACCTCTATCCTCACTATTATACATATTTTAACATATAACAGAATACCCTCTAGTAACAAAGACCCTATATATAAATATTATGGTAAGAGTTACTTGGGTAATAGCTTTCTTGCTAATCCTAAACAGTTATTGGCAGAAAGAAAAAACTATAGTAACTTGGAGTGCGCAAACTATGTTTGTGTTGCTTCATATCGCAACTACCACGAGTATCAGAAAAATGGTAATACTACATTAGAGTTAATACATTTACCTATGCTCGAGGAAATAATTGAAGAAAACAGATTGCTTCAAATGAAAGATGGAGTGATTCATTTCAAATTTGAAGATAACGCTAAACAATGGAGTAAAAGAAAAAATGGCAATTAAATTCAATCAAGTTAAGGGCGAAGCCCAAAAAAGTAAAATTAATCAGTACACTTACAAAGAAGGAGACAATAGATTCCGTTTAGTAGGTGATATTCTACCAAGATATGTTTACTGGATTAAAGGCGAAAACAACAAAAATATTCCTATGGAATGTTTGTCTTTCGACAGAAATACAGAAACTTTCAACAACAAAGAAAAAGACCACGTTCGTGACTTTTTCCCAGACTTAAAATGTGGTTGGGCATATGCTCTACAAGCTATCGACCCAGCTGATGGACAAGTCAAAGTAGTAAACTTAAAGAAAAAACTGTGGGAACAAATAATGGTAGCCGCAGAAGATTTAGGCGATCCTACTGACCCTGAAACTGGTTGGGACGTTTGCTTTCAAAGAGTTAAAACTGGGCCTATGGCATTTAATGTCGAGTACAGATTACAAGCTCTTAAATGCAAACCAAGAGCATTGACAGACGAAGAGCAAGCTGCTATTGCAGAACTCAAGTCAATGGACGATGTTCTTCCTAGACCAACAGCAGATGCTCAATTAGAGCTTCTACAAAGAGTAACTACACCTTCTGAAGATACACCTGACGAAGTTGCTGACGAATTTAGCATTTCCTAGGGGGTCGTTATGAAAACAGTAGGTGATTTATTCCCAGATTTCTCCATGCAAGGAGTAGATGAAAACAATGAAATTATTCCAGTAGATGTTCTTACGAACGATTGGACAGTTGTTTATTTCTACCCAAAAGATTTTACATTTATCTGCCCAACAGAAATATCTGCTATGGACAGATTGCTCGAAGAAGCTGATGTTATTGGCATTAGTGGAGATAACGAGCATTGTAAACTTGCATGGAAAACAGTAAGTGGTGAGATTAGGAATATAAAACATATTCTTGCTGCTGACTGCGGACTATATCTTGCAAATGAGCTGGGCATAGTTGATAATGAGAACGGAGTACCTTATAGAGCAACATTTATTGTTGACCCTGATAATGTAATTCAGCATGTATCAGTCAATGGACTAAATACAGGCAGAAACGCTGACGAAGTCATGAGAACTCTTCGAGCCATAAAAGCTGGAGGACTAACAGGTTGTAATTGGCAACCAGGCGAGGACTTTGTAGCATGATTCTATTTACGGCAGACTGGCATATTAAGCTAGGACAAAAGAATGTGCCGCTCCCTTGGGCGTGTAGTAGATATAAACTTTTCTTTGATGAAATATATGATTTAGAGAAAAATGTATCTATGCACATCATAGGTGGAGACTTATTTGATAGAGTCCCTTCCATGGACGAACTTACTCTATACTTTGATTTTATCAAAGGAGTAAGTGTGCCTACCATAATATTTGATGGCAACCATGAAGCAACAAAGAAAAATAAGACATTCTTTTCAAATCTAAAGAGAGCAACTACAGATGTGAATGACCTCGTTACAATAGTAGACGAGACTACAGAATTTGAGTTTGGAACCATTCTTCCATATGCAGACCTTCATAAGAAAGGCTCAATAGAAAAATGTAATCCAGAATTGCCTCTCTATACTCATGTGAGGGGTGAAATACCCCCTCATGTAACACCAGAGGTGGAGCTCTCTAGATTTGACCCGTTCCCTGTAGTTTTTGCAGGGGATTTACATAGTCACTCAAATACTCAGAGAAATATTGTATATCCAGGAAGTCCTATGACTACTTCTTTTCACAGAGATTTAGTAAAAACAGGCTTTTTGCTAATACATGATGACAATAGCTGGACTTGGGACGAGTTTCACTTGCCCCAACTTTTACGCAAAACTGTAACAGACCCAAGTGAAATGCAACAGACAATGTTTCACCACACAATCTATGAAATAGAAGGCGATGTAGCAGACCTTGCAAATGTAAAAAACTCTGAACTACTGGATAAGAAAGTAGTAAAACGAGCATCTGAAGCTACACTCAATCTCAAAGACTTGACGATTGATGAAGAACTTGCTGAGTATCTGAGTGCTATACTTAATTTAACAGACGATAAAATACAAAATATTATGGGAGTATTTAATGATTATTCTAAAAAAGCTACAATGGGATAATTGCTTCAGTTATGGGAAGAACAATACTCTGCACCTTAATGATAGTAACCTTACCCAACTCGTTGGGACAAATGGACAAGGCAAGTCTTCCATACCACTTATTATCGAGGAAGTATTATTTAATAAGAACTCAAAAGGCATTAAAAAACAAGAAATTCAAAACAGGTTTGTAAATCAAGGCTATTGGATTAATCTTACCTTTTCAGTTGATGATAATGAGTACGAAATTGATGTAAGTAGAAAGGCTAGTATCAAATGTAAGTTGTATGAGAACGGAGTAGATATATCTTCGCATACCGCTACGAATACATACAAAACAGTTCAAGATTTACTTGGACTTGATTTCAAAACTTTTACACAGTTAGTATATCAAAATACAAATACATCACTTCAGTTTTTAACTGCGACAGATACAAATAGAAAAAAGTTTCTCATTGATTTGTTAAAGTTAGACGAGTATGTCGAATTTTTTGAAATCTTTAAGGAAGCATCAAGAGAGATTTCTTTAGATATAAATACGCTAAACAGTAAGTGTGATACGATAGTGAAATGGTTGAATGAAAACAAATTAGAGACTATCAATGTATTGCCAATAAAAAATCTTCCAAAAATCTCGAAAAAAGACGAAGAAGATTTACAGAGTTTACGAACGGATTTTGAAAAAATCTCCGAGAAAAATAAAAAAATTATAGACAATAATTTTAATCTTAACGAGTTGAAAGAGCTTGAGACCAGTGAATATCTGTCTTATCAAGGAGAGCAGATTGACCTTGGCGCTAAACAGCAGAAACTTGGCACCATTCGTGCTGAATTGTCTGCAGCCCAAGCGCATTTGGACAAAATCTCTGAACTTGAAGGCGTATGCCCGACTTGTGAGCAAGAGATAGACTGGAACCAAATGGAAGAAATTCGCATGGGTTATGTAAGTACTATCACGAGAGGAGTAGATATCGAAGAAGATATTGAAGAAGAAATCGAAAAGATAGAAGCACACAACAAGAAAATAACAATTCGTGATGTGCAAAGAAGAAATTTTGAAGAACTTATGAGAACTGTGGACAAGAGTCTGCCTTCTCAGATTTTAGACGGTGACGAGATTTCTTCCCAAATTGACGAAATTGCTTCCCGTATTTCAAGTGTAAAACAAGAAATCGAAAGCGTAGCAGAAGAAAACATGAGAGCAGAGCGACATAATACGAGGCTCTCCGTAATCCAAGAACAAACCGATGAGTTTGAGAAAGAGTTGGAAGAGATTGTCGCAGCTTTGGGTGAAGTTGAAGAAAAGTCAACACACTTGGAGATATTGAAAAAAGCCTTCAGCACAAACGGACTGTTGGCATACAAGATAGAAAATCTTGTAAAAGATTTAGAAGAACTAACAAACGAATATCTTGCAGAACTTTCTGATGGTCGTTTCAGTTTAGAGTTTGTCGTTACAAATGACAAATTGAATGTAGAGATTACCGATAACGGAAATATAGTAGATATTCTAGCTTTGTCTAGTGGTGAGCTAACACGAGTGAACACCGCTACACTACTTGCAATACGAAAATTAATGAGTAGTATTTCTAGTTCTAAAATAAATACCTTGTTTCTTGACGAGGTTATCAATGTATTAGACGAACAAGGCAGAGAAAAGTTAGTAGAAATATTATTGGGAGAAACTCTAAACACATACATAGTTTCTCACGGTTGGACTCACCCACTTCTATCAAAAATAGAAGTAATAAAGGAGGACAATATAAGTAGGCTTGAGTAATGGAAACTTTCTGGGAACACAAATGCCCTGTACTCAAAAGATTAGTATACATACCAGTTGGGAAAAAATGTCCTGACTGCGGAATAAGGAAAATAAGTGGTAAATTCGAGACAAAAAGGATCAAGAGCAGAACAACAAATCGCACATCTGCTCGGAATAAATTCAGGTGAAACATTCACCCAAACACCAGGTAGTGGTAGTGGTAAAATAAAAGGAGACTTGTATGTAAAAGATAAACATAATATCTTTATGATAGAAGTCAAACATTATCGTGACATGGCTTTTAATCAGAAAATTTTTACACAGAAAAATAACAACTTTGTGAAGTGGTGGACAAAAGCGATTGCTCAGGCTGAGCAAATGCAACAGGAGCCCTTACTCTTTATGAAACAAAACTACTCTCAATGGTATGTAACTACTACAAGAGAACCGAAAAAAGAAAAACGATATATGTACATAAACTGGCTCGGTGCATATATTTTGTTAGCAGACAAGTGGCTAGAAAACGAAGAATTGGAATTTACAAATGGCGATAACATTCTCAGACCTTGGGAACCAGATCCAGAATGGGAACTTACTTATAGTTGATGGACTTAATGTTGCATTTCGTTGGAAATATTCAAAGCAACTGGAGTTTAAACATGATTATGTAAGAACTGTGGAGAGTTTAGCAAAATCATACAACTGTGGAAACATAGTTGTACTTGCTGACGGTGGTAGCACATACAGGAAAAGTATCTATCCTGAATACAAGGCAAATCGAAAAGACAGATACGCAGAACAGACAGAAGAAGAAAAGAAAGAATTTGAGCAATTTATGGGAGAGTTTTCCAATGCTTTTACTCAGCTTGAGAAAAGAGGACATCTTACCATAAAACAAAAAGGACTAGAAGCTGATGATTTAGCAGCTTGGATAGTAGGAAACAAAGATAAGTTTGGGATAGATGAGATATGGTTAATATCATCAGATAAAGATTGGGACTTACTTATCTCTGACACAGTATCTCGATTTAGTACTGTAACTAGAAAAGAAACTACAGTACATAACTGGGACGAACACTATTCTTTTGACAAAGAATACTTTCTTACTTTCAAATGTCTAGCAGGCGATACAGGGGATAATATACCAGGTATTGCAGGAGTTGGCCCCAAACGGGCTGCTCAACTTATTGAACAATATGGTGATTTATTCGATATTTATGATGCGTGTCCTATCGACAGCAAATATAAATATATTCAATCATTAAATGAAGGCGCAGACAGGTTGCTACTCAACGCAGAACTCATGGATTTAGAGAGTTACAGCGAACAAGCAATACTGGAAGCAGGTATGAATCTTGAGGATTTATCCTCATCATTACGAGAGTATTTAAATGAAAATAGAGATTGATTATAGCAAAGATAGTTTGCTTGATGAGTTCAGTCTAAGAACTCTGCAAGAACGATATATGATTCCTGGCGAGACTTCTCCACAGGAAGCATTTGCACGAGCAGCTTCAGCATTTGCTGATGATGAAGCTCATGCACAAAGACTCTATGACTATGTTAGTAAACAATGGTTTATGTTTGCTACTCCCGTATTATCAAATGGTGGAACGCAAAGAGGTTTACCTATTAGTTGTTTTCTAAACTATGTTGATGATAGCCGAGAGGGTATCACAGAACATTACACAGAAAACGCATATCTTTCTTCTTTTGGAGGAGGTATAGGTGGTTCTTGGAGTTCTGTACGAGCTCAAGGTACAAAGACTTCCAAAGGGTCAGAAAGTACAGGAGTTATACCTTTTATGAAAGTAGTTGATGCAGAAATGCTTGCTTTCTCACAGGGCGTAACTCGTAGAGGAAGCTATGCTTCTTACTTACACATGAGCCACCCTGAAATAGAAGAATTTTTAGATATTCGTAAACCAACAGGCGGAGACGCAAACCGTAAGTGTCTAAACTTACATCATGGCGTTGTCATACCTGACAGTTTTATGGAGATTATCTATCGAGCTACTAAAGAAGATGGGTTTGATGATAGTTGGGAACTTATAGACCCACATAGTCAAGAAGTGAAAAAAGTAGTGTCTGCAAGAACACTATGGGTAAAATTATTACAAAACAGAATGGAAACAGGAGAGCCTTATCTTATGTTTGAAAATGCTGTTCAAGATGATTTACCAGACTTTCAAAAAAGAAAAGGATTACGAGTAAATCACAGTAATCTTTGTTCTGAAATAACTCTTGCAACTAACGAAGAAAGAACAGCAGTATGTTGTCTTTCAAGTGTAAATCTTGAATATTTTGATGAA